ATGCATGAAGATCATCGCGGCACCTGGAGCGAGCGGCGGACAGGTGCGTGGGCGAGCTGGTGCGCGACTGACGACACGCGCAACTGCGCTGAGTTTCGGCGCATCGACAATGGCAAGTATCCACGCAAGGACGGCGGTGAGATCAAGACCTGGAGCACGAGCGGCAAGAAATGGCCGCTCGGTGCGGCGTCGCTCGACGGGCGCAAGGCGGTGATGCTGGTGGAGGGCGGGCCCGACATGCTGGCGGCGTATGATTTGCTCGACCAGCATGGCATGGTCGAGCGCGTGGCGGTGGTGTGTATGCTGGGCGCAGGCAATCGCATGCGCGAGGATGCGCTGCCATATTTTCAAGGCTGCCGCGTGCGCATCATGGTGGACGCGGACCCGCTCAAAGATCAAAACGAGCCGATGAACGGGCATTTGCAACCGCGCAAGATTCCAGGCATGGAGGCGGCGTTGCGCTGGCAGGAGCAACTGCGTGAGGCGGGTGCGGCGGTGGAGACGTTCCACATCGGCGCTATTTATGAGCCAGAGCATCTCGCCGAGTGGTATGAGCGGAAACGCGACGCGGCGGACGTTGGTATCATGCACGCTGGGCTGTGCGATGCTGACGGCGTGCCGCTGAAAGACGTGAACGATGTCGTGAAGGCGGGCGCGGTGCTCATGCATGACGACGCGATGAGCGAGGCGGCGCGGTGCTGGGACTTTTGACGGCGGGCGATCATTGCAACCAACAACCGAGATTTTTCAAAAAAAATGGGCACAACCAAAAAGGGCAAGGAGGCAAACCCGCGCCGCGGCAAAATGGCGGCGGGTGCGGATGGCAAGGCGCAGTTTGAGAGTGGTGCCAGCGCGGCGGCCCCGAAGTATTTCGATGCTGATAAAGTGTGCGAGGAGCTGGCGCTGTGGTGGTATCCCGAGCGCGGCGATGCCTTCATGCGGCGCGGACCGAACGGGCAATGGGCGCAGTGGACAAAAGACGCGGTGGTCGATGCGATGCGTGCGCTGCCGGATCGCATGATCGCCATCAAGGCCCGCGAGAATGAGATGCTGAGCGAGTCGAAGCAGGTGCTGCTGCATGCGCGGAATGTGCGCGTGCTCGACGCGGTTTATCCGTCGCTGCCTGGCTACGTCGAGGGGCTGCATGTGCTGGACTCGAAGGAGCGCGTCGTGGTAAAGCACTCGCCGCAATTGGTCCAGGCCAAAGAGGGCGAGTGGCCGCACATTCGCCAGCTCATCGAAGGCATGATGGACCGGCGGCCCGAGGGCGGGATTGATCAGTCGCCGTATTTTTACTCGTGGTGCAAGGTCGCAGCGGAGGCGATCCGCAACGGCTCGCCGGGGCATTGGCGAGCAGGGCATGCGCTGATCCTGACCGGGCCTGCGGGCTGTGGAAAGAACCGCATACAGGAGAACATCATCACGCCGCTGCTCGGTGGCTATGGGCGATTCGCGGACCCGGCGAAGTTTCTTTTTGAGAGTGATGAGTTCAACGGCGACGTGTTTGCGGCGGAGCACCTGATGCTGTCGGAGATCCCGATGCCGTCGCAGAAGACGGTGGACCGCGTCGCTTTGGCGGAGAAGATCAAGCAGGTGGTCGCGAACCCGGCGCAGCGCATGCGCTTGATGCGCACCGAGCCCTGCACGGTGTCGCCGTTTTGGAGGCTGACCATTTCGGTGAATGACGACAAGGACAAGTTGCGATCGCTGCCGATGATCACGGGGGATTTTGGCGACAAGGTGATCATTTTGCACTGCCGCCGCGTGCCGCTGCCGCTGCTGGAGGAAGACACCGAGGAGACGTGGAAACTTTTCCGCGAAACGATGGAGGATGAGCTGCCTTGCTTCCTTTATTGGCTGATCAACGAGTGGCAGATCCCCGACGCGCTAAAGCATTACCCCGACGGGCGCAGCGCGACGAGGTTCGGCTTTCGTGAGTATCACGCACCCTGCATCAAGGAGTCGCTTTATGAGGAGACGCCGCAGGCCGAGCTGATGCGGCTGATCGACATGGCGCGATTCACAAGCAAGGATGCGTGGTCGCCGGATGTCGAGGGCGGCGAAGACGGCGCGCAACTGTGGGATATGATCGGCGACCGCGAGCCGCTCGATTCGCGTGGTAACCGCATGCGCGTCTGGTGGGGCAGGGCGGAGACGCTGCAGATGTGGCTCACGAACGAGGGGCCGTATCGGTGCAGCGTGGCGACCATGGCCAAGGCGCTTTTCCACAAAAACCGAGCCAGTGTGCTACTCGCGAGACTCCACCAGGACGAGGCATTCGCCGAGATTCGGCTCTCTAAGGTTGACGCCGACACAAGGGCGTGGAAGGGGTGGCGCATTGCTCCACCAAGTGAGTGAGGAGTCCCGCAACAAGGGCGGTGGACGGAAAAGCGGCTTGTTACGGTGTGTTTCGGCGGCTTTCAAGTCACGCCGTCACGCTGAAAGTATTGAATCACAAGGCATCCGGCATGTTGTGACGGCGTGACGCAGCAAAAATGGGATTAGTGTTTAACAAGCCGCATTTCCTGCTTATTGTTAAGCATTTGATTAAAGGTAAAAAATCAGGAGTAACGCCGTCACACTGGCGTGGGAGGCTTGATTTATAAGGCGGGCGGCGTGACGCCCGCTGGTGTGGCCCTACGTCGCCGACGGTCACAAGGAATCTTTTATCCGTCCGCCTCCCCGCAGGTTTATCGTCTATCGGCATTTGTGCGTGATGGGTGTGGGGGATGGTATGGAAGTCGGGGCGCGTAGTGGCTTCCGTTTGACTTCCACGCTTCCGCGATGGCTGGAATGTCGCGAAAGGAAGCGGAAGTGGCGATGCTTCGGGCTTGTGCGGAAGCGCACAATGTCTCGGATCGGTCGGTGCGCACTTGGCGGTCGAGTAATCCACCTGATCCTCGGTGGCTGATGTGGCGAAGGGAGTGGGGGAAAAAGCACGGATTCCCGTCGCTTGCGCCGGAGCAGACGGACGTTGCGGGTCCTGCGTGGCTTGATGACCCGGAAGTTCAGCCGCCGGAGCACGTCGTCGATGACGGGCTTGGCGAAGGCATTGAGGCCGAGATCCTGCGGGCGAAGGCGGAATGCAAGCGCCTTGCCATTCGGTGCGGCTGGCTGGAGAAAAAGGGTGATTTCGAGGCAGCGGCGCTCCTGCACCGCGTGCTGGACGCGAAACGCGACGGTCTGCGCAAGCTGGCGGGCGACAACCCGGACATTCTGGCGAAAAGCGGCGACCTCGTGCCGCGCACGCACCTGCTGCAATACTGCGCCTCATTGCGCACGCTGCTCTCCAATCTCCCGCAGCGGCTCATGGCGTGGATTCCCGACAATCTGCGCGACCAGGTGCGGCCCCAGCTCGACGCCGAGATCGGCGTCATCCTCCGCGCCGCTGAAGAAATCGACTTTGGATCTCCCGCATGACGGCCACATTTCCAACATTGCGCGACGAACTGCGCACGATCTGGCGTCCGCGGCCGAAGGCGGACATTTTGTCCTGGGTGCGGTCGAACGTTCACATGTCGGAGCGGTTCACCAATCGCCCCGGCCTTTACGACCCCGACTTCACCGCTTACCTGATCCCGTGCCATCGCTGGTTCGGCGACTCGGACGTGCGCACCATCTCCTGTCCCAAGGGTGCGCAGCTCGGCTTCACGACTTTCCTCGCGAATGCGCTCATGTGGGCCATCTCCGAAGATCCCGGCCCCGCGCTTTTCCTCACCTCGACCACCGACAACGCACAAAGCTGGTCCGAACGCGAATGGCTGCCGCGTCTGCGTGACTGCCCTCGCATCAAAGAGCTTACGCCCCGCGGTCGGGACGCCATCAAAAAGCTCGAGCAAGCCTTCCTCACGATGACCGTGCGCCTCACCGGCGCGCAAAGCGAAAACAACCTCGCTTCCCGCCCGATTCGTTACTTGCTCAATGATGAAGTCGATAAATGGCCGCCGGGTTTCCTCGGCATCGCCGAGGCGCGCACGCTGTCCTATCGCGGCGTCGATAAAATCGTGCGCGGCAGCACCTGCACCACCGACGACGGCCCGATCTGGTCGTCGTGGGTGAATTCCACGCAGCACCTGTGGCACGTGCAATGCCCGCACTGCCACGAGTGGCAGGTGATGGACTTCTTCAAGTCGATCAAATGGCCGGCACATCACCGCGATCTCGTCGGCCGCTGGGACGTCGAGGCCGTGCGGCGGGACACTTGGGCCGAATGCCTCGTCAATGGCTGCAAATGGGACCCATCCTTGAAAAATGAGATCGTGCGCCGTGGCGAAGCCGTCGCCACGAATGACCGCGCGTCACCCTCCGACAAAGGCATCCACCTGCCGTCGCTGCTTTCGCCGTTCGTCAGTTTCGGCGACCTCGCCGCGCTGTGGCTGCGCCGCAAAGATCAACCCGGCGGGAAGCCCGACTTTTACAATCAATACCTCGGCCTTCCATGGTCGCATGAAGAGTTCACCGTGAGCGAGCAGAAGGTGCTCGACTGCCGCGCCCTCGGCGACAATGCCTACATGCTCGGCGAATGTCCCGTCGATCCGGTGGATTTCACGCTCACCGCCGACCCTGGCGAACGCGAGACGCATTGGACCGTCGAGGCCACCGCCGCTGACGGCTCCGCCTGGCTGGTCGATTATGGCACCGTCCACACCATCGAGGATCTGCTGCCGGTGCTGGAGCGCGACTGGCCGATCAAAGGGACCACCAAACGCTCCCGCATCGCCACCGCTGCCATCGACTCAGGCTACGCCACGGAGCGCGTTTATCGTCTATGCATGGCGAGCCGCGGCCGCCTTTGGCCGCTGAAAGGATCGGCCGCCGAATTTGGCAAGCCGGTCGATGTCTCGCGCATCCCGACCTATCCCGCCCTAGCGCTCTACACCTACGTTGATTTTTACTTCAAGTCCTCGCTCTACATCGACTCGATCTCCCGCCGCGCGCAGCCGTTTTGGTGGATTCCCGCAAACTCAGGGCACGACATCATCGCCGGTCACTCAGGGCAGGAACTGCGCGCCAAACAAACAGCTCAGCGCAGCATCCGCTTCTGGAAACCCGTCGCCAATGACCATTTCGGCGACTGCACGAAGATGCACCGCGTGATCCGCGAAGTGCGAAAGCAGATTTATCAGAGGTGAACGCTCAATCTCTGCCAACCCTGGGGCACGACCAGGACAACACGACAAAGGCCCAATAACATGACCGAAGCAAGCACACTAACAATGACCCAAGACCAGCCCCAGA